AGCGCCCCGCCGACCCACAGGAGCCCCGTCGTGGCACTCTCCGAACTCGCAGCGACCGTCAATGCCGAACTGCCACACAGGACTTGTCAGGTCTGCCATGCGCTCGCAGGCATCCCCACCGCCGAAGCCGCAGGGCTCCGGTCACTGCTCGCGAACCCTGGCCTCAAGTACACGGCCATCAGCGACATGGTCGCGGCCGACCCGGACACTCCACTCCTGCTCCACCCAGACGCGCTATCCCGTCACGCACGGGGCCGCTGTGGTGCGCGGGAGATGCTGCGGTGAGCATCGCCGACACTGCCCGCCGCGTCGGCACGATCGAACGCGAGCACCTGGCGAACAAGGGCCGCGTTGAGGTCACGCCCGAGGGTGGCGAGTTCACCGACGTGCAGTTGGACGCGCCGATCAAGTCCGGTGACTGGTCGCGCGTATTCCGCATCTTCCAGCTCGACGCCACTGAGTTCGAGGTTGTCGACGACACGGTCCGAATGACGACGTGGCAGCAGTCCAAGGCGCTCGAGGACGGCACCCGCGACATCGTCCAGCTCTACTCCTACGGCGCCCGCTTCAAGCGCAAGCCCAAGGCGCGGCTCTCCGATGATGAGATCACTGAGCGTCGCAAGGCCGTCGCGAAGTGGAAGATCCCGAAGCGGGAGCGCACGACCACCCGAAACGGTAGCGTCGCCGCGGTCATCAACCTCGCTGACATTCAGGGCGGCAAGTCCGAGGGTGGCGGCGTCGCAGCAACTCAGCAGCGGCTTCACGACGGCCTCGAGAACGTAGACCGCTGGCTTGATCGCATGGCCGGCGACTACAACGTCTCCGAGGTTGTGCTGGTCAACAATGGCGACCCGATGGAGAATTGCGCCGGCAACTACGCCGCCCAGTTGTTCACGGTTGAGCTAAACCACCGCGGCCAGATGAACTTCGTGCTCGACGTGTGGGAGCAGTACGCACGGCACCTGTTCCCGCGCTTCGACAAGGCCCGGTTCGTGTCGGTGCTGTGCAACCACGGCGAGTTCGGCCGCATGGGTGCGGCGAAGTCCCAGACCAGCGACAGCGACAACGCAGGCGGCTTCCTCGCTGAGACCCTGCGCAGGGTGCTCGATCGACCCGAGTTCGCCCACGTCGAATGGACAATCCCGCACGACGAGATGAACGTCTACGCCGACGTCGCAGGTGTCCCGATGGCGTTCAACCACGGCCACAAGATCCCCGGCAACGACGCGTCCGGCTTCGAGAAGTGGCTCAACGGCCAAGTCCGCGGCGACCACCAGGCGCACGCTGCACGCATCTGGCAGACCGCACACCGCCACCACTTCGCCGCCTGGGACATGGGCTCGTGCTCAGTCTTCCAAGCGCCCTCGCTCGACGGCGGCAGCAAGTGGCTGACCGACATGACGGGCCGCTACTCACGCTCCGGCATCCTCGCCTACCTCGTGGGTGAGCACGCGCCGCTCGGCTGGTCAGACATGGCGTTCCTGTGAGCACGCCGAAGCCTGACCCCGTTGAGCACCCGACGCACTACACAGGACACCCAAGTGGCATCGAGTGCATCCAGATCACCGAGCACATGGGCTTCAACCTCGGGAACGCCGTCAAGTACATCTGGCGCTGCGACCTCAAGCTCGACGCCATCGAGGATCTCCGCAAGGCCAAGTGGTACATCGAGCGGGAGATCGCCAAGCGCGAGACCCGTGCCAACTGAGGGCTGCCCCTTGTGTGGCGAGTGGTCCTGCGGCTGCTCGCTTTAGGCAGATCCCTAACACCCAACCCGGTGAAGGCTGTGACCTGATTGGACGACACCTACCGCTGCCCCTGGTGCGGTCACTGGTCAGTCGTCCCCAGCCTCAACACCCAACACGCCGCAACCTGTGCGGCCAACCCAGACCCGCTCAACCACGAGACCGGACACCAACAACCATGAGCCGCCAACACGGGGCAAGCACACCAACAATGGTCCGTCGTCCTAGTTGAGCGCACCTTGTAGCACTACCGAGGAGTAGGCGTGGCACTACGCGTCTGCCTCGACTGCCCCGAGCTCACCAACACGAGCCGATGCCCTGCCTGCGCTCGAGCCAAGGACAAGGCCCGAGGAACAAGGCAGCAACGTGGCTACGACGCCACACACGACCGCCTACGCGCCTCGTACCAGCAGCGCATGGACCAGGGCCACACGTACACCTGCTGGCGCTGCACGAAGCCGATCGACCCGAACGCCTGGCACCTCGGACACGACGACCACGACAGGTCGAGATACCGCGGGCCTGAGTGTCCCGCCTGCAACCTCGCAACCTCCGGCAGGTAAGGCAACCCTTCATATCACCTGGTGATATAGGGGTGGGGGGTGGGGCCGACGAGCCCTGATGTAAGGGACCGCGGGGGAGGGCTGGCAACGGCGCGGCGGGTTCATAGGGTCGCCTACATATCACCAGACGCATAGCGCGATGCTGTGCGGCACCCCGGCGCGGCGCGATGCCGTCGAGGAGGACAGATGACTCAGGTCACCGCATCCCTGCATGTCGACAGCGAGGTTGCTGCTCAGTTCCCGCAGCGCCCCGACTTCGTGAAGGAAGCGATGGACGCGGCCGAGGCTGCGATGAAGGAGTTGGCTGCCGAGCGCAACCGGCGCCTGTCGTCGCCGCCTCAGTTGACCGACACCCGCGATACGCGCCTGGGCTTCGTTGAGTTGACATTCACGGCCGACACGGAGTCTCAGTAATGCCTCGCGGTGGTGCGCGCTCACACTCTGGCCCTGCGCCGGACCCGAACTCTGCGCGCAGCGAGAAGCGCGATTGGACGAAGCTCCCCGCTGAGGGTCGTCAGAAGCCTGCCCCCGTGTGGCCTCTGGTTGAGCCGTCTGAGCGCGAGCTCGAGCTGTGGGAGTCGTGGTGGGCTGAGCCTGTCGCGCAGATCTGGGAGGACGCCCACACGCTGCATTACGTGGCGTTCACGGTCCGCATGTTCGCTGAGGCTGAGCAGCCGAAGGCGCGCACGGAGGACCGGAAGTCGTTGAATCAGATGATGGCGAACCTGTACCTGACGCCGGACTCGCAGTTGCGTGCGGGCATCAAGATCGTTTCGGCGCCGGACATCAAGGCTGTTCCCGAGGTTGTCGCCCAGGTGACGAACATCAAAGACCGGCTGAACCGTGGGAGCGCGTAGCTACTCGGTCGACTTCCCGACGCTTTGGGTTGTCCCGGCGTGGCATGAGCGTCACTGCATCATCCCCGACGGTTTCCGCAAGGGCACGGTGTGGCGGCATTACGACTGGCAGTTGTGGATCACGGTGAACCACTACCGGGTGAAGCCGGATGCGGTCGCGTTCGACGGCGAGGGATACCCGACTCGTTCGGCAGCGTTCCACAACCGTCGTAGCCAGTGTGTGGCGTGCCAGAAGGTCGGCAAGGGTCCATTCGGTGCCGTGATGACTTGCGGTGAGGCTGTCGGTCCGACGCTGTTCGCCGGCTGGGCTGAGGGTGGCGAGGTCTACCGCTGTGAGGACCACGGCTGTTCGTGTGGCTGGACCTACGTCTATGACGCGGGCGAGGCGATGGGGATGCCGTGGCCGACGCCGCTGATCCAGTTGCTCGCTACGTCTGAGGACCAGGTCGACAACGTCTATCGGCCGTTGCAGGCGATGGCGCGCGGCCCGTACCTGTCTGAGCAGATGCTTGTGCGTGAGGGATTCATTCGCTTGCCGAATGATGGCCGGATCGACGTGGTGACCTCGAGCGCGATGTCGCGCCTGGGTAACCCGATCACGTTCGCCTTGCAGGACGAGACGCAGCTCTACACGGCGTCTAACAAGCTCATCAAGGTCGCGGAGACGATGCGTCGCGGCCTCGCGGGCATGGGTGGCCGTTCGATGGAGACGACGAACTGTTGGGACCCGTCTGAGCAGTCGGTGGCGCAGCGGACGCATGAGTCCAAGGCCAAAGACATTTTCAAGTTCTACGAGGCCCCGCCCGCCGATCTGCGCTACTCGGTCAAGGCGGATCGGGCGAAGATTCACCGGTTCAACTACGAGGGATCCCCGCACGTCAACCTCGCCAGCATCGAAGCTGAGGCTGCGGAGTTGATGGAGAAGGACCCCGGCCAGGCTGAGAGGTTCTACGGCAACCGGATCGTTGCGGGCCTCGGCTCGTGGCTTCCGCGGGATGCCTGGGAGACGCGCAAGGCTGTCGTCGAGGTTCCCGTCGGCGCTCAGGTTGTGGCCGCGTTCGATGGCTCCGATGTGGACGACTGGTCGGGCTTCCGTTGTGAGACGCGCGATGGCTACCAGTTCACGCCGAAGTTCGCGGACGGTACGCCGATGGTCTGGAATCCCGCCGATCATGGCGGCCAGGTTCCTCGCCTCGAAGTTGCGGCTGCGCTCGACTACTTGATGGAGACCTACGCGGTTGCTCGGCTGTATGCCGACCCGCCGTACTGGGCCACGGAGATCGACTCGTGGGCTGAGAAGTACGGCGAGAAGGTCGTCATTCGCTGGCCGACGTTCCGCGACAAGCCGATGCACGCCGCCGCTGAGCGGCTGCTGACGGATGTGAACAAGAAGGATTCGACGTTCACGCATGACGGCTGCGAGGACACGGGGCAGCACATCGGGAACGCCCGCAAGGCGCCCCGCCTGAATGGCCGCTACGTGCTGTCCAAGCCTGGTGACGGTCGAAAGATCGACCTTGCCGTCGTCTCGATTCTCGCGCATGAGGCACATGGCGACATGACCGCGGCCGGCTGGCCGGAACTCGTGACCGGACCGACGTACTTCCGCCTACCCCGCTGACCTTTGAAGGAGGGCTCGTGGCACTCACCCCCTCCGAGGTGGCTCTGATTGAGGAGCTCAAGAACCGTCACGACGCGCGCTACTTCGAGGACGAGCGTTATTGGCGCTACCTGCACCTCAAGCAGCGTATCGAGCAGCTCGGCATGGCGCTTCCGCCCAACATGCGCCGGTTCCTCGTGGTCGCTAACTGGCCGCGCGTGGTCGTCCGAACGATCACGGGGCGCCAGAAGGTTCGGGCGCTGATCCTGCCGGGCGAGGAGACCGCGGACCCGATCCTGCGTGCGATCTGGGACGCCAACAACCTCACGGCGCACACGAAGATGTTCCGCCGCGACACCCTGACCTTTGGGCGCGGCTTCATGTCGGTCGGGACGAATGAGCGCAACCCCAACATGCCCCTGGTTCGCGTGGAATCGCCGCGCGAGATGGAGGCGCTGGTCGACAGCCGCCATGAGGAGATGTTCGCTGCGGCGCGGTTCTACGGCGTTGACAGTCTCGGCGCGGGGCCGACGAACGTCACGCTCTACACGCCCGACGGCACCGTTTGGGTCGCCAAGGGCAAGGATGGCCGCTGGTACGAGGTAGACCGCGACATGCACGGCCTCGGCGTCGTGCCGATCCTGATGCACCTCAATGAGCGCGAGTCGGGCGCCTTCGAGGGCGAGTCTGAACTGGTCGACATCATCGGGCTCACTGATTCCGTAGCCCGGTCGCTGACCAACCTACAGTTCGCCCAAGAGGCTCACGGCATCCCGCGCAAGTACATGACGGGTGTTGCTCAGGGTGACTTCGTTGGTGCTGACGGTAAGCCGATCCCGCAGTTTGAGGCGTACTTCGACGCGATCCACATGGTCACTGACCCACAGGGCAAGGTTGGGCAGTTGGCTGCCGCCGACCTCAAGAACTTCGAGACGTCCATGAACGTCTACGGTCGTCAGGCCGCAGTGTCCTACGGCTTCCCAGCACGCTACTTCGGCATCACAACTTCCAACCCTCCCGCCGAGGGCGCCATTCGGGCCGACGAGAACGACCTGGTCAACTATGTCGGCGACAAGAATGACGCCGAGGGCATGGTGCTCGGTTGGGCCGGTGCGCTCGCCTACCGCTTCGCTACGGGTCGCGAGATCGAGGGCAACCGCGTCCGCGTGGACTACTTCGACCCCGGCACTCCGACGTTCTCACAGCGTGCCGACGCGCTCACGAAGATGCGGTCGGTTGGCGGCATCTCCCGTGAGGGCATGTGGGACGAACTCGGCTGGTCCGAGGCCCGCAAGGCCAAGGAGCGGCAGTACCTCGAGGCTGAGGCGCTTGACCCGCTCATGCAGCAGATCTTGAAGGACGCTGCCGGTGGCAACGCCCAGCCTGTCGCAGGCGCGTAGCCACTACAACCGCCAGCGCCGCATCTCGGCGGCAGCCCTGGTGGCGGTTCGCCGCCTGTTCCAGCGGCGCGCGCCACTGCTTGAGATCGCGTCGACCGTTTCCGCGTACCAGTTGGCTTCCGCGAGCGCCTCCGCGCAGTCAGTGGCTGCGTTTGCGGGTGACATAGCGCCCCTGACGGCCCCTGCGGCGTTCGCCGGGGTGTCGTCAGCGGGATTCCCCATCACTGAGCCGATCATCGCCACAATCGACCGCTTCATTCCGGCGCCAGTGGAGCCGCTGCCCGATGCGTGGTGGGCCGATGCGGTCGAGTTCATGGGTGCCGTCGAGCAACTGATCGTCTCCGAGGTTCAGGACGCAGGCCGCGCGGCCTCCCAGGTGGAGATGACCGCTCGACCCGACTGGACGAACTACGTCCGGATGCTGAATCCGCCGTCATGTGCGCGCTGCGCGATCTTGGCGGGCCGCATCTACCGGGACCTTGACGCGTTCCAGCGGCACCCGCTGTGTGACTGCGTGATGGTGCCCGTCACGTCCTGGCAGGACGCCCACGACGAGGGCCTGATCGTCTCGCCCGCGACGCTGCTCGAGCGTGGGCAACTCCGCGGGCTGTCAAAGGCCGACGAGCGTGCGGTTCGCGACGGCGCTGACCTCGGCGAGGTTGTGAACGCGACAGGCGGCACTTCGGCCCCAGGTATCACCAAGGGCTACCGGACGGACCTGTTCGGGCACCGGGTGAAAGCAACGCACTACGGCACCACGAAGCGTTCCGCGTGGCGCAAGGCGAATCCGTCCCGACTGGTGCGACTCCGCCCCGAGACGATCTACGACATTGCCAGGGACCACTCGGACGCCATCCGCTTGCTGCGGCTCTACGGCTACCTCAAGTAGCCCCACATCTTCCCGACGACGCGAGGTCGTCGGGCAACTCCCCCGCGATGGAGGAAACCCGCATGTCCGAAACCACCACCGAGCCGACCGGCGAGCCGAACGCGGAGCAGACGCAGGGCGACCCTGCCGACAAGCCGCTGGGCGAGAACGGCGAGAAGGCACTCAAGGCAGAACGAGAGCGCGCCAAGGAGCTCGAGAAGCAGCTCAACGCTGCCGCGAGCAAGCTGGCCGAGATCGAGCGCGCCAACGAGACCGCCCTCGAGAAGGCGCAGCGCGAGGCGCAGGAAGCCACCGAGGCCGCCACCAAGGCGACCACCGAGGCCCTCCGCTTCCGCATCGCCGCCGAGACCGGGATCACCGACAACGTCGACCTGATCCTGACCGCGAGCGACGAAGAGACGATGCGCCGCCAGGCCGAGCTCTGGGGATCTCGGACGCAGCAGACAACCACCGCGGGACCGCGGCCTGATCTCACTCAGGGCGGTTCCGGGCAGCCTCACGCCCTCAACTCCGACGGGCTCGAGGAAGCACTCAGAACCAAGCTCGGCATCGCCTGATGCCCTGACCCGTCCTAGGAGGACGCAATGGCGATCACCGCCGCAACCAAGCTCTCCGACTTCTCTGGGTTCCTGAACCGCGAGCAGTCCGAGGCCATCTTCAACACGGCCTACCAGTCGTCTGTCGTGCAGCAGCTCACCCGCCGCGTGCCGCTCGGCATCTCCGGCAAGTCCATCCCCGTCGTCACCGGCAAGGTCACCGCCGGCTGGGTTGCGGAAGGCGCGCAGAAGCCCGCCTCGAGCGGCAGCATGGCCCTCAAGACGATGGACCCGAAGAAGCTCGCCGCGATCGCGGTGGTCTCCGCTGAGGTCGTGCGTGCCAACCCGGGTGGCTACATGGACGTCCTGCGTCCGCAGATCGCAGAGGCGTTCGCCCTCGCGTTCGACGCCGCGGCCCTGCACGGCACCTCGAGCCCGTTCTCGACCAACATCGACACGGGTTCCTCGTCGCAGGAGTTCACCGGCACGGCCCCCGCGTTCACCGCCGTCTACGACGACCTGAACGCCGGTCTCCGCACGCTGGTCAACGCCGGCAAGAAGCCCAACGGCTGGGCGTTCGACTCCCGCATGGAGCCGGAGTTCAACGCCGCGAAGGACTCGCAGGGTCGTCCGATCTTCCTCGACGCGACCTACACCGACGAGGCCGGCCTGATCCAGCGCGGCAAGCTGCTGGGCCGCAAGGCGTTCCTGGGTGACGGCGTCTACGCCGCCACGCCGAAGATCTACGGCTACCTCGGCGACTGGTCGCAGGCCGCCTGGGGCGCCGTGGGCGAGATCTCCTACAGCGTCTCCACCGAGGCCACCGTGACCATCAACGGCACGCTGACCTCCCTGTGGGAGAACAACCTCGTCGCCATCCTCGCGGAGGCCGAGTACGGCTGGCTCGTCAACGACGCTGCCAGCTTCGTGAAGTACACCAACGCCGCCTGATCGGAGGTCTGATATGCCCATCAAGAAGGCGACAACGACCGAAGACCTGACCGCCTCAGCCGAGGCGACCGACCCCACTCCCCAGGAGTTGGTCGATCGCGTCGAGGAGCACACCGCACCCGAGGTGGTCGCGAGAGTCGACGACGTCCAGTACGTCAAGGTCAAGAGCCCGACCGGCGACGTGACGACCGTGCCCGAGGGCATCCTCGACGCGCTGCTCGAGTCCGGCTACAGCAAGTCCAAGTGAGGAGGTGGGGCGGTCGTGGCTATCGCAACCTACGCTGACGTAGCGGTCGAGCTCGGCCGCCCCATCGCCGATCCCAACGAGCAGGCCCAGGTCACTTGGTGGCTGAATGGGGCCGAGCTCCAGATCAAGGCAAGGCTCGGGGATGTCACGCTCCTCGACCAGGAGATCCTCAAGTACGTCGAGGTCATGGCGGTCGCCGCCAAGGCGCTGAACCCGACCGGCGCCCAGTATGAGGCGATCGACGACTACCGCTACGGCCTTCCCGCAGAGTCGCGGCGCGTCACCATCCTCGACGAGTGGTGGTCGATGTTGGACCCGGATGTGGGGGCCGCCGTCTTCTCGGTGCGCGCTACCTTCACGCCAGACACTCCCG